GTAGTACCTCGTGCAGTACCACCATCTATTAAATTAATTTCTGCTGCTGTTGCACTAACTGCTGTGCTTCCTAAAGTAAATTGTCCATCAGGTACAATAAGACCTGCTGCTCCACCTAATATTAAATCATCAGCTGAAGTGTCCCATAACATGTATGCACTTGCTGTATCTCCAAAAAATTTAACATCATAACCTTGATCATCTGCACCAACAGTAATTGTATTATCTACCTGTACAGCGCCATCAATATCAACTGCATCTAAATTAGCTGTACCATCAACGTCTATATCTCCAGCTAAATCAATCCCAGCAGCACCTGCTAAAACTAAATCATCTGTAGATGCATCCCATAACATGTATGCACTTGCTGTAGCACCAAAAAATTTAACATCGTAACCTGTATCATCAACACCGACAGTAAATGTTGCATCTAATTGTACTGCTCCATCTATATCAACCGCATCTAAATTTGTTGTTCCATCTATGTCTGCATTACCTGATATATCTAATGTAGCTGCATCTAACTCACCCGATAAAGTAATATCAGTAGCACCAGTAATTGCACCATTAAGTGCAACAGCACCATTAATATCAATCGTTGTTGCAGC